CCTACAGGTGTAGCTAGTCCAACGATCAATGTGTGGCCTACACCGCAAGCTCCTGATTCCCAATATACATTCGTGTACTGGCGCTTAAGAAGAATGCAAGATGCTGGCAACGGTATCAATACTCAAGATATACCTTATCTCTTCTTACCCGCGCTTGTAGCTGGCTTAGCTTATTACCTATCTATGAAGCTTCCGGGTATGGATTTACAAAGAGCTCAAGTATTAAAAGCTGTTTATGATGAGCAGTTTCAATTAGCTGCAGATGAGAATAGAGAAAAAGCCCCTGTACGTGTGGTTCCACGGATGTCACTTAGCCGATGACCAGAGAAGAACAATTAAAGTATTATAGAGATTATAATGCAACTAAACGTCCTAATAGTAGTGAGTACCATAAAGAAAATTATGCTACTAATAAGGATAAAATATTAGCTCAAAAGAAGCAGTATAATATAGATAATGCTGAAAAAGTTAAAGCTCAAAAAAGAGCAAACTATTTAAAAAATGTAGTTAAACATTTAGCTACAAAAAAAGAATACAGGGAAAATAACAAAGGTAAAGTAAACGCATTATCAAAAATGCGAAAAGTAAATAAAATTAACCGCACTCCAAAATGGACTTCAGAATTAGATGTATGGATGATAAAAGAGATATATGATTTAGCTACACTACGTACAAAACTAACAGGTGTAAAATGGCATGTAGATCATATAATCCCTTTGCAAGGTGAATTTGTTAGTGGGTTACACACTCCTTTTAATATGCAAGTTATTCCCGCTATAAAAAATATAAAAAAGGGAAACAAGTATGAGTTCTAAGTATGCACTTGGTAAGATAGCATTAGGAACCTGCGATGTTTGTGGAATGGAATATCTACTTAAAACATTGCGCCCTTTAACTATAAAGACTAAGATTACAAACATTCTTGCTTGTGCTACTTGTTGGTCCCCAGATCAACCACAGTTACAGATAGGTATGTACCCTGTAAGCGACCCACAGGCGCTACGTAATCCACGTAGAGACACAAGTTATGACGTATCAGGCTTAGATGTTAATAACTATGGCGCTGGGGGTTCAAGAATATTTCAGTGGGGCTGGGCACCTGTAGGTGGAGCCTCATTATTTGACGAAGTTTTAACACCTAATGCTCTAATTGCAATAGGGCAAGTTAGTTCAGTAACAATTTCTTAAGAGGCATATATGGCTAATAAAATACAACCACGTGAAAAAATAAATATAGACAACAATGTAACTACAAAGAACACAGCGTCTACTGGCAATAACGGCTACCCTGAAAAAGATGTTAAAACTACTGGTGTAAAAACTCGTGGTAACGGTGCTGCTATAAAAGGCACAATCGCTCGTGGTCCAATGGCATAAGTAATGAATTATGCTACGTTAGTTCAAGCTATACAAGACTACTCTGAAAATACTGAGCAGCTATTTGTCTCTAATATACCTTTGTTTGTTAAAGAGGCAGAACTACGCATATATAATTCTGTACAAATTCCAGTACTCAGAAAGAATGTAACAGGTAATGTAACAGGCAGTAATCCTTATTTGTCTTGTCCTGATGACTTTATGGCTGTGTATTCTCTTGCGGCTATTGATACATTGGGTTCATATAACTACCTTATTGATAAGGATGTAAGTTTTGTTCGTGAGGCTTACCCCAATCCAACTGATACAGGATTACCAAAGTACTACGCTATATTTGGCTCACAGCTAACATATCCTACAGAGCTATCACTTCTATTATCCCCCACGCCTAATACAAGCTATGGTGTAGAACTTCACTATTACTATATGCCTGAATCTATAGTACAAGGAACGATTCTTACACTCACTGCGTTGATTGGTGGCACAGCATATCTTAGTGGGGTATATCCAGATGTACCTTTACTAGGAGGTTTTGGCGCAGGGGCTACTGCTACTATTTTAGTTGTAGGTGGAGCGGTTACTCAAGTAACACTGAGTGCTACAGGTACTTTGTATACAGTTGGCAATGTTCTTACAGTATCTAGTGCATATGTTGGTGGCTTTGGAACAGGGTTTTCTATTACTGTAAATACTGTTACTAACGCTACTGGAACTACTTGGTTAGGTGATAACTACGATCCTGTATTGTTCTACGGTGCTATGCGTGAAGCTATGATCTTTATGAAAGGTGAAGCGGATATGATTGGTTACTATGAACAAAAGTATCAAGAAGCCTTGGGTCAACTAAAACGTCTTGGTGATGGCCTAGAACGTGGTGACTCGTACAGAAACAACCAAACTAAACTACCTTATAGCAGCTTATGATAGTTCAAGGCCAAACTGCCATATTTAAACAAAACTTACTTAGTGGCTTAGAGAACTTTGCTGTTGGTACACCCTATGTATATAAGATAGCTTTATATACAGCCACTGCTGATCTTAACGCTGCTACTTTAATTTATACAACTTTAAATGAAGTGGTTGGGACAGGATATGTCGCAGGAGGTGAAATATTAACCCCCATAGTCCCTGCTAGATCAGGCTCAACAGCTTATGTATCATTTGATAACGCTATATGGTTAGCATCTAGTTTTCTGTGTAGAGGGGCTTTGATATATAATAGTACAACTAATGCCGCTGTAGCTGTTTTAGACTTTGGCGCAGATAAGACTGCATCAGGTACATTTACAGTAACTTTCCCCCCTGCTACAGCTACAACGGCTGTTATACGATTATCTTAAGGAATTAATATGAAAGAACTACAAGGCTTTGGCGATAACGCTGTAGCAGTATTAAACACAAATGCAGTTGAAAATGAACATGTAGGTATCGAAGGGTACTATCACGTTGAGTGTTGTGATAAAGACGGTAACTTTAAATGGGAAGAGTCTTTTCCTAACCTAGTTAATGCTATTGGTAAAGAGTTATTGTTAGATACTCTGTTACGCACTTCAGGTACGTACACTACTGTTGGTCCTTTCTTAGGTCTTATTAATAGTAGCCCAACATTCTTAGCTGCTGATACTATGACTTCACATTCAGGTTGGACTGAGTTTATAGCTTATACAGTTTCTGCCTCACCAGTAAGAGGTACAGCAGTTTTTGGTGCATCTTCGTCATCAGGTTTAAGCCCTGTTAATATAACTACTTCATTGGCTACAGCTATTACTTACACTATTACAGGTGCTGGTGGTACAGTTGCGGGTTGTTTCTTAGTCACAGGTTCAGGTGCATCAAGTACCCAAAGTAATACTGGGGGAACGCTATACAGTGCAGGTGCATTTTCTACAGCTAAAGTTACAACAGTTGGTGACACAGTTTCGGTAACGTATTCGACCACTGCTACTTCGTAAGGGGTCTTAAATGGCTTTAGTCCTAAAAGATCGGGTACAAGAATCAGCAACGCCTAATACAACAGTAAGCTTTACTTGTAACGGAGCTATTACAGGGTTTCAAGCATTCTCTATAATAGGGAACGGCAATGTTACGTTTTATACGGCTGTAGATGCGTCTGGAAACTGGGAAAACGGAGTAGGTACTTACACAACTGCAGGTAATTTAGTAACACGTACAACTATTTCAGCGTCTAGCAATGCAGGTAGTGCCGTTACATTCTCTGGTACTGTTAACTTATTTATATCTTATCCAGCTACTAATTCTATAAACCTTGACGCCTCTGGTAACGCAAGTCCTTTAGGCACTGTTGCTTCTGGTACTTGGCAAGGTTCTACTGTTGGTGTTGCGTATGGCGGTACAGGTGTAACTGCGTCTAGCGGTGCTAACTCTGTTGTATTACGTGATGCGAATCAAAACGCAGCTATTAATAGGATTAACCAATCTAACGCTGTTACTACATCAGCGGCGGGAACAACTATACTAACTGCGGCTTCAAGTTACTCCCAGACATTAGTAGGCACAGCCGTACAAACGTACAAACTGCCCGATGCTACAACACTAGCCACAGGTGTTGCTTTTGAGTTTAATAACAATTCAACAAGTTTATTAACAATTCAGGACGGTGCCTCGGCTACTATTGCTACTATATCCGCAGGTGGTTCTGCAGCGCTTGTAGTACTGACCAATGCAACTGTTGCTGGTACATGGGATACACATGGATATATTCCTGAAAATGTTACTTGGGGTACCAATGCTCTAGTTTTAGGTGGTACTGTTATTACAGGTGGTACTTGGCAAGGTGGGACTATTGCTTATAACTATGGTGGCACTGGGCTAACTACATTTGTAGCAGCTAACAACGCTCTATACTCAACCTCTGCAACTGCGTTAACAGCAGGTACGCTACCCGTCTTAGCAGGAGGAACAGGTGTCACTACAAGCACAGGAACTGGCAGTACAGTATTAAGCGCATCACCCACATTCACAGGTACAGTCAACACCGCCAACCTAGCCTACACAGGCACACTCACAGGTGGTACAGGTGTAGTTGCTATAGGTACAAACCAGATATACAAAGATGCCTCCGGCAACGTGGGGATTGGTACTACTAATCCTGTAACTTCACTGACTGTACAAGCAGGGGCTGGTAACGGCATTAAAGTATATACACCAGCAGGTACTTCAGATTGGCCTTGTATTGAATCTATTGGCACTAGAAGTGATGCCAACGGTTCATTTGGGGGTAGATTTGGTGCTGGGTATAGACGTAACGATGGAACAGCAATCGCTACTGGGGTAGGTTTAGGATATTATGCTTTTGGGGGGCAATGGGGAACAGGTACTACTTATAACCAAACTAATTTTCTTTATTCTGCCTCGGTACTTGGTGTTTCAGAAGGTTC